CGTTCTTAAAAACACCAGTATGTTTTGTATCTGTTCCAGACAATTGAAGACCATTAAATGCCCCAAGGACGAATGGTTTGGTAGGTTCGATTGTTGTTAATATGTTGTCTGAGGTAGGGTCTGCAACACCTTGGTATATTTTTGCACCTACTACAACAACTTCTTCGATTTCATTTGCATTAACGTTAAATGACATCAACGCTAATATTAATATTATTTTTTTCATTATTTTTCCTGTAAAAAAAAGGGAGACCGAAGTCTCCCCTTCCAACGTTACTAGTAAACGTTTAGTCTTCAGCAGCTAACTTTGCGAAGTATGATAAAGTATCATCTTCGTCAGTCGATGCTGTGATATTAGGTTCTGGTGCAGATGCAAGAACTTGTGGTTCTTTTTCTTTAGCAGCAACTACTTCCGCAGTCTGTGTTAAAGAATCATTCTTTACCGTTGAACCCGACCCAGTTGATTGACCCAGTACAACCTCTAAACGACTTTTCAGTTCGTCATAAGATTTGTATGAACCAGTATCAGCAAACTCACTTGAATCATGTAACTGATTGTATGTTGCTTCGAGTTTAGTTTCGTCACCTTCAAACAATGCAGAAGCGACTTTGAACTCCGATTTATCATAGTTTCTGTAACCCGCAACATTACGAATCTTCAGTTGAAAATCCGCACCAGTCCAAAAGTCAAATGGATTGATTGGTTCTTCGCCAGGAAATTCAGGTTGCATCTTATCCATAACCTTATCAAAGATTTTCTTACCGAAGTCATAAAGGAATACTTTACCTTCGTTAGTAGGATTAGATGGGTCACTAACAACTAAGATGTTTGCAACATAGTGAAGTCTACGCTTCTGTCTACGTGCAGTTTCTTTGTCTTCATCGATACCTGTGTTCCAAAGACGTGAGTTATATTCACTCACTGGGTCATTGTTACCTAGAGTAGTCAGAGACTTCTCAACGTACCATTGACCTGTTGGCCCTTTAAAGAAATGGTCAAAGTATCTTACCCATGGTAATTCTGACCCTTCTGCGGCAGGAAGAAAACGAACAACTGCATATCCGTTACCACTGTCATCAACAGTTGGTTTCCAGAAACGAGTATCTTCGTATTTGTTAGTTTGTTTTGTACCAGACATTTCCTGTGCGGCAGATGCCAGTTTGGACACATCGGTACGATTGGTTTTTAAGTTTGCAAAAGACATATTTATATTCTCCGTATATTTGCGTATTTTAGTTTATCCACTTTATTCATAATATAGTTTCGTATTATAACACTACAATCAAGTAATGTCAACCTTTATTTAGGGAAAGGTCACCACCCTTTTCGAGAAAGTTAAGCTTCATTGCTTCAAACTCAATCTTCTCTTTGACAGATGTCGAAATATATTTCTTGACATCCTCAATCTCTAAGTTGTTCTGTTCACACAGATAAACAACCGTATCCATGTATGACATAGACTTTGTTCTCACACAGTCTTCAACCATACGTGTAAATTTCTTCTTGTTCATGAAGTTAGATTCTTCTTCCGAGGAATCTACTCCACCCATAATCATATCAACTTTCATCTTCTATATCCTCTTCCTCATTATTTATAACTTCTGGAACTGGAGGTTTTTCCAATTTAAATTGATTAGCATAGTCTGAATCCTTTGCGAACTCTTCTTCAAGTTCACGAGTCCAGACTTGTGCGATATCAGGATACCAACAATTGTATTGACGTTTGGGAGTACCATCAGGATAGTATGCCATTGCGACACACACCTTCTGGATACGTCCCTCACGTTGTTCACCATAACGAAAATCTAACCAAACACCTTGAGACAGATATCTCTTCATGTTGGTTATGTAAGTGTTTAAGTCTATATATTCAGAACGTTCTTTCGCATTCTTAGAATTCTTATAACTTCTCATTCCCTTTAGTTGGTCTTGATTACACTTCAACCACTCTTTGACTTTCTTCCAATGCAAGAAATGGTCTTCAGGTAAATCTCGAATGTCCTTGTGGACAGACTTACTACCATCTGCACCTCTAGCTGCACGTGCTTTTGCAAGACGTTCAATCGCTGCTTCCCTTTGTTCTTCAGTCATAGGTTTGCGTGTGCGTTTGACTTTCTTACGTTCGTAACCGAGTTCCTCTAAGGCACGTTTCTTATTCGCTTCCCTAGTCTTCTTCGCTTTTTGTGCTGCTGTTAGTTTCTTAACCATATCTTATATAGTATAACTTATACTGCGTTAAAAGTCAAGAGCGAATCTACACGGAATGAACGCCAGTCCTGTAAATCCAAATCAAATACACGAACCGCAAGTTGGTTCTTTTCAGTATTTGCGTTTGCATCTGTCTTAGGCATTTTATCCTGTGGTATCTGTTCGGATACCAGTGTTGCTCTCATATTACGAACTTCTCCATCCTTTACTTTCGTAAACGATAAGTTCACTACACCTTCCCGTAAGGTGTCAACGATTTCTTGGTATTTCATTTCTTTCTCCATTTTAAAATCCACCGACTGCTTGTTGATACCACCATGGCATTGCACGGTTAGTCCACTTCGCAAAGTCTTTCTTTTCATTGATATAGTAGTAGCGATATGCTTCTACAGGGTCTTCACGTTTGCAATACTCAGGCATTGCTTGTGCGAATTTGGTTGTGGTCACTGTCTGTTTGATATTGCGTGGTGCAAACCATAACTGACCACTAAGTTTGTCATCGGTCATATGTATCTTACCGTAACGATGGGTGTACTCTTTACACAACGCTTTGAAGTGTTTATACAACCATCGATAGTTCTTGTCATTATCACGTACCCAAATATTAGATGGGTGATTGACATGAGATGCTTTGTACAAGAGTTCTTCTTGTGCAGTTGGTTTTAGTCTCCATCGTTTGATGTTACGACCATTCTTGGTCTTGTCCAAATACAATTCACCATCTAGTACACGATGTGCAGTAGACAGTAGCTGTCCGTATTCGACAACCATCTTGACCACGTGTTTGTCACACATCATCTGTGCGGCAATTGTAGGGTCTTGGTCTAAATGGAATATGTTCATAGATGTGATATCTCCACAAGTAATTTATCGACTTCACCCATTGTTAGGTGACCGACAACATCTTCAGTTATACCAGTATTATAACACAACGCACCTTCATTGTCAAGTACTGCAAGTTCATATAGACCTTTCTTACCACCGTAAGAGAAGTCATGTTTGACTACAGATGCACCATAACCATTATCAAATTTGTAGACGAGTTGATACCCATCTACTTCAGGCATCTCGAATTTCTCGACCATACACCCACCATTCATAAGTCTATCTGCCATTATGCCGCCTCCCTATACTGGTCACTGGTCATAACTCTACCATCGGTTAGATGTAGGTGATACTCACCAGACTCGTCATCACCCAAGACCCAAGTTCTTTCGGTCTTTGCGATATCGGATTTCATGTAACCATACTCACCATTTATGGTGGTTCTAGTCGCATGGAACTTAGTACCAGAAAAATTCCTTAACATAATAGGAGTCTCCCACTTCTCAACGTGGTTGGTGATATCGAAATCAATATCATCTATTACTTCTGCACTAATGACATATTCTTCACATGCCTCATTACTGAACTCAATTTTAGAATACAACTCTTCGTAGTATCCTTCAGATTGAGCTTGTTCTATGGACACATAGTCCACAATGTAGGTGCTACCACCCTTGTTCTTCCAATAGGATTCGGAGACACCGTGGACATAATCCTCATTATGTGCGGCATAGTTCTCTTTATATTGGGTTTGAATAACTAATTTCATAATTTCCTCTCATAGTTCTCATTATCAATACAAGTATTATAACACTATTTACGCAAGTTGTCAAGCAAAAATTGATTATTTTTTTCAACGTACTCGTCAAAGGTAAGTAGAGGTTCGTTATAAATGTCTCTTTCACGACAGTTTTCTTGATACATCTCACGAGCAAATATCTCGAATTCATCACGTTCATCTTTGGGTAACATAGTTATTTTCCTATATGTTTAACGTCACCACGGGGGATGACTTGGTATGCACCTTTATTGTATGCGGGTGCGACAGTAAACTTCTTGGACTCTTCTAATTTATAAGAGTTGTCTTTTTGAGGGACATAACCCATGTCACTAGCGGACGGGTATTTCTTACGATGGTCTTCACCATTACCTATAGAGTAGTTTTCAAGAGGTTTGAACTCAGGTTTGCGTTTGGGGGTCTTCTTCCATGCATTCGTCTTACGTTTACGACCATGCATGTCGTATTTCATTGAACCGTGAAATGTTTGCATCTATATCTCCAGACTATATAAATACACTATACAGGATAAAACACACTTTGTCAAGTGTTTTTTACAATTATTTAAAGGTATAAATAGAACTATGAGTAATTCAAACGAACTATTTGATTTCGGATTCACCCTTGTAGATGAGAATGAACTAGAGGTTGTGCAACAAGCACAAGCGTCAGTTGCTTCTACTACTGCATCTGTGTCCGAAACTCAAGAAAAACTAGACACGTT